AATGCGCCTGTTGAATCTAAAGAAGAAGAAAAGCCGATAATAGAAGAAGTAGTAGAAGAACCTGAAAAGGAAGAAGAAGTTATTGAAATCGGTGAAAAAATGGTACAAGAATCTAACAGACCAACAGCTGTTATATCTGATGAAGTACCAAAAGAAAATATACCTACGTTACCAGAAAACATTGTTAAAGTTGTAGACTTTATGAATGAAACTGGTGGAACATTAGAAGATTATGTAAGATTAAATCATGATTATTCAAACGTAGACAATGATACTTTATTAAAAGAGTATTATAAGCAAACGAAATCACATTTAAATTCTGAAGAAATTAACTTTTTAATTGAAGATAATTTTTCTTGGGATGAGGATGTAGATGAACCGCGAGAAGTGCGTAAAGCACAACTTGCATATAAAGAAGAGGTTGCAAAAGCTAAACAGCATTTGGAAGGTTTGAAAAACCAATATTACCAGGAAATTAAGTTAAGACCTGGGGTTACTCAAGAACAACAAAAAGCTATGGACTTTTTCAATCGCTACAATGAAGAACAGAAAATAGCAGAACAGCAACATGAAGCGTTCAAATCTAACACTAAAGAGTATTTTGGTCCCGAGTTCAAAGGTTTTGATTTTTCGGTAGGAGAAAAAAAGTTTAGATATGGAATTAAAAACGTTAATGATGTAGCTGATAATCAATCAAATATTTCCAACACCATTAAGAAGTTCTTAGACAAGGAAGGAAATGTTACAGACGTAAAAGGTTATCATAAAGCTATGTATGCTGCTAATAATGCTGATACTATAGCGCAACATTTTTATGAGCAAGGCAAAGCCGATGCAATTAAAGATTTAAGTGCAAAATCTAAAAATATAAATACAGAACCTAGAACAAGTAATCCAGGTGATGTATTTGTTGGAGGATTAAAAGTTAAGTCAATTAGTGGTATGGATTCTTCAAAACTTAAAATTAAAACACGTAAATTTAACTAAAAATTTTAAATTATTATGGGATCAATTTCTCCTGTATTTGGGTCGATCGTACCTTCTCAAGTACAACAAGCTTTACAAAGTAACTATTTAGCTTTCAATGGTGGAGCTAATGACTTTGCTCAGCAATATCTCCCTGAGATATATGAGCAAGAAGTTGAAAGATATGGTAATAGAACTTTATCTGGATTCTTAAGAATGGTTGGCGCTGAAATGCCAATGACATCTGATCAGGTTATCTGGTCTGAGCAAAACAGATTACACATCTCTTACACAGGTGTAACTGGGCCTGGAGCTGGTTTAGCTGTATTTAATGTACCAACAAACAACGGTACTATTCAAAACGCTATCGCTCCTAATGACACTATCGTTGTTATGAACCCTGACTCTGGTGTAGTATTAAAAGGTATTGTTGGTGCAACTGCCGCTGGTGCAGGTACAACAACTAACGTAACTGCGTATCCTTTTACTGCTGCTAACTGGGACGGATTGTTCACAGGTGGTGGTGCTGCTACGAACCTTAAAATATTTGTTTATGGTTCATTATTTGCAAAAGGAACTAACAGTGGATCTTTCTCTGTAGAGCCTCAATTCACACAATATTCTAATCAGCCGATTATCATCAAAGATAGATATGCTATCAATGGTTCTGATATGGCTCAGATTGGTTGGGTTGAAGTAGCTACTGAAGACGGAACTTCTGGATACCTATGGTACTTAAAATCTGAGTCTGAAACAAGACTAAGATTTGATGATTATTTAGAAATGGCAATGGTAGAAGGTGAATTAGCTTCTGGTGCTGGTGGTGTGAGCTTTGCTGCTCAAGCTGCTAACGTACCTGGTTTCTCAGCTACTATTAATGCTCACGGTTCTCAAGGTTTATTCGCTGCTATCTCTGCAAGAGGTAACGTATTTAGCGGATTTGCTGGTGCAACTGGTATTTCTGACTTTGACTCAGTACTTAAAAATCTTGATACTCAAGGTGCAATAGAAGAAAACATGCTATTCTTAAATAGAGACATGGATTTAGAATTCGACGACATGCTAGGACAAATTTCTGCGGGTGGTCTAGGTGGTGTTGCTTATGGTTTATTTGAAAACTCTGAGGACATGGCATTAAATCTTGGTTTCTCTGGTTTCAGAAGAGGTTCTTATGACTTCTATAAAACATCATGGAAATACTTAAACGACGCTTCTACAAGAGGTGCTGTTTCAGTAAATAATATCGACGGTGTTCTTATCCCTGCTGGAACTTCAACTGTTTATGACCAAATTCTTGGTACAAACATTAGAAGACCTTTCTTGCATGTAAGATATAGAGCTTCTCAAGCTGACGACAGAAGATACAAAAACTGGATCACTGGTACTGCTGGTGGTGCTTATACTTCTGAAGTTGATGAGATGGTAGTTAACTGGTTATCTGAAAGATGTCTAGTAACTCAAGCTGCGAACAACTTCGTGTTATTCCAAAATTAAGATTATTCTTATTAAAAGTGTTAGGTGCTTCGGCACCTAGCCTTTTATTTTATTAAATTATTATATTATATTATATTATGGCAAAACAAAAACAAGAAGAAGTATTGGTTAAAGAACCAGTACAAGTGAAAAAAGTAGAGGTTAAACAACCTCAAAAACCTAAATGGGAAATTAAAGATAGAACTTATCTTTTACTGCACGATCAGTCTCCATTAACATATAGGTTAGCATCTAGGCATTCTACAAGATATCCTTTATTATGGTTTGATGCAGAAAAAAACGAACAAAGAGAATTAAGATATGCAACTAATCAAAATTCACCATTTGTAGATGAACAAAAAGGTGAAGCAACAATGGGGCATATTGTATTTGATGACGGTGTATTAACCGTACCAAAAGAACAACAAAACTTACAAAAACTTTTATCCTTATATCATCCAAGATTAGGATCAACATACAGAGAGTTTGAACCAACTGTTGTTGCTGAAAACGAAGTTGATGAAATACATGCAGAAATAGAAGCTTTAATGTTTGCTAAGCAGTTAGATATTGATCACGCTGAAGCAATATTAAGAGTAGAAAAAGGATCTTCTGTTTCTAGTATGAGTTCAAAAGAAATTAAAAGAGATTTACTTTTAATGGCTAAGAAAAATCCTCATGCCTTTATGGCAATAGCTAATGATGAAAACGTAGGTTTAAGAAACACAGCAATTGTAGCTGTTGAACAAGGAATTTTAAAATTATCACAAGATCAGAGAACTTTCCATTGGGCTTCTAATGATAGAAAACTAATGACGGTTCCTTTTGATGAAAATCCTTATTCAGCTATGGCGGCTTGGTTTAAAACCGACGAAGGAGTAGAAGTTTATAAGACTATAAATAAAAAGTTACAATAATACGTAACTATAATTATAATAGCGGGTCACTTCGGTGGCCCAGCTGTTATTCACATAAAATATTAAAATGGCAATAAACGTAAACACTGTATATCAAACCGTTTTATTAATACTAAACAAAGAACAAAGAGGTTATATGACACCTTTGGAATTTAATAAAATAGGTGCTCAATCACAACTAGAAATATTTGAAACATATTTTGATAGTTTAAATCAGCAGTTACGTGTACCGCAAGCAAACACAGATTACGCTGATAGAGTCGTAAATCTTGATGAAAAAATCTCTATATTCAAAGATTATGGAAACGCTACATCAGTATCTTCAAGTAACGTTTTTAACTTACCTACTCAATATTCAGGAACTTCTTCCGCAACACAACAATTTACAGCTGTGAACCCTGGTTTAGCATATACGCTAACTGGAGATGCTTTAGCATTATCTAATGCCGGTGCTATTACAAATGTTTTTGTAAATGGCGTTGAATTAGCATCAACAGCATATACTTTAAGCGGGGCAACACTAACATTAAGTAGTCAACCAACTGCTGGCCAAATTATAATTATAAATCTTTATCCAAAAGAATTTTATAGATTAGGTCAAGTATTATATCAAGTAGGTGCTTTACCAACGGAAGAATTACAAAGAGTTGATCGAGGTGAATTATATCATTTATTAAGTTCTAACTTAACCAAACCTACTACTACCAATCCTATTTATACATACGAAAATAATCAGCTTACAGTTTATCCCACTAGTATAACTAGCGGATTATCAACAAGTTATATAAGAAAACCTATACCCCCTATTTGGGCTTTTACTTCAGGATCTCAATATGTATTTCAACCAACTTCATCTTGTAATTTTGAATTACACTCTAGTGAGCAAGTAGAATTAATAACAAGAATATTATTATATGCTGGGGTTGTAATTAAAAATCAAGAAGTAATACAAGTTGCCGCTTCTCAAATTCAACAAGAAAATATAAATCAAAAAAGTTAATAAATTATGCCTATACCTAATGGTGGTTTAATCACCGAAACTAACAGACAATATTACGCAGGTGCAGAACAATTTTCTATCACAAGTACAGGTGTTGGTCAAACTTTTACTAGCACATTTGAAACTAATTTAACTTTTGGTAGTTCTGATCCTTCAGCAACAGGTTATGGTTTAAATAACTTTAAAGTTTATACAAGCCCTGATGCAAATACATGGACTGAGCTAACGCCAACGTCGGCTGTGTCTTCAACTACAGGTAAGAATACAGCAGCGGTTGTAAATACAGGCAACCCAAGAGCTTTACCTTTAACAGTAACTAATCCAAATGTTTTAAAAGACATGACTGTTGTAAACGCTTCTACAGGTGCAGTTTATGGAACTGTTTTAATAGATCTTCCTGTTGGGAATACTAATGTAACCTGTAATATAACAACTCAAATTCCTCCATCTACAGATTTAAGGTTTCAATTTGCAAATCCTTGGAGTGAAGCAAATAATATAGTAACAGTAAACGCTAGTTTAACATCCGGTAATTATCTTAAAATTCAAATGAATGAAGATACATTATGGGATATGCACGGAAGTTATGAATATACTAAATTAGATGATATTATTAATAATTTTTTAATAGCTTATGTAGGACCTGGGAAATTAATACCTAGTGTAAAAAGAACAGATGTTATATTTCATGCAAAACGTGGACTACAAGAATTTAGTTATGATACATTAAAGAGTGTAAGATCACAAGAATTAACTGTTCCACAAAGTTTATCTCTTGTAATACCTCAAGATTATGTTAATTACGTAAGACTTTCTTATATAGATAATATGGGTGTACAGCATACGATATTCCCAGCTAATGAATTAACATTGAGACCTTATGCTACACCTACACAAGACAATGATGGTTTACCTACTCAAGATGCTAATAATTCCAATATAGATGGTACATCTCAAACTACAGAAAAATGGGATGCTAATAACCCAAGAAAAATTAGTGGTGCTTATATCAATGATTATTCTATTGCTGATGTTTACTGGACAAGTTATTATGATGGGGCTTTAGGTCAAAGATATGGATTAAATCCTGAAACAAGTCAAAGAAACGGTTGGTTTATAATTGATGATAGAAAAGGTTTGTTTGGGTTTTCAAGCAATTTAAAAGAAAAATTAATAATATTAGAATATATATCAGATGGTAATGCTTATGATTTAGATTTAAGAATACCTAAGATGGCAGAAGAAGCTTTATATGCCCATATATTATATTCTATATTATCTACAAGTGTAGGAATACAAGAATACATCGTTCAAAGATTTAAAAGAGAACGAAGCGCTAAATTAAGAAATGCTAAAATTAGATTATCTAATATTAAACTTGATCAAATAGTTCAAGTAATGAGGAATAAATCTAAGTGGATTAAATACTAAATATGGCTGAAATTAAAAATAGTTTCTTAAAGTCCAAGATGAATAAAGACTTGGATGATAGACTAATACCTAATGGTGAATATCGTGATGCGCAGAATATATCTGTAGGTAAATCAGAATCTGATGATATAGGTGCTTTAGAAAACGTATTAGGTAATACTTTAGTTCCAGGAACTGATTTAGGAAATGCTAATTTAGAAGTTATTGGCTATTTTGCTGATGATAACAATAGTACTATATATTTATTTTTAACAGACAATACTAATCATTATATATATAAATATTTTAATAATACTTATACAAAATTAGTTGAAGGTAGTTTTTTAAACTTTAGTAAAAATAATGTAATTACAGGTGTTAATTTAGTAGAAAATTTATTATTTTGGACTGATAATTTAAATCAACCAAGAAAAATAAATGTTACAAAGTCTTTAGGTTATTATACTAAAGAAAATCAAATATCAGTTGCTAAATACAATCCTTATAAAGCTTTAACATTATTAAAAACTGTTGAAGTAACAGGTGCTACTTGTCCTCCATCAACAACATTAACTTTAGCTCAATCAAATACTAATATTAAAAAAGGTATGTTGGTTGTAGCTACCACGAATGCTGGTGCTGTTAAAATTGCAGCTTCAGAATATTTATATGTAAGCAATATATCAGGCACTACAGTAACTTTAAATGCTGCCCCTGCTTCTGCTGTTATAGCTACTGATACAGTTAAGTTTTTAGCAACAACAATGACAGGTAAAGATATTACTTATGATTTTAATGGTGGTGTTGATTGGCCAGGTGATCCAGATTTTTTAGAAGATTTATTTGTAAGGTTTAGCTATAGATTTAAATTTGATGACGAAGAATATTCATTAATGGCTCCTTTTAGTCAACCTGCTTTTATTCCACAACAAAAAGGTTATTTTTTAGAGGACAATGAAAATGCTGCTTATAGAAGTACTATTCTAGATTTTATGCAAAATGGTGTGCAAAATGTAGAATTAATAATACCATTACCAGACTCACAAAATAAATTAGGGGATCAAGCCGCTGATACATATAAAATAACTGAAATAGATATATTATATAAAGAATCTGATGGAAGAGCAGTCAAAGTATTAGATACAATTCAAACAAATACTTTTGATGTTAATTCAACTTTAACTACTTATACATATGATTATCAATCAAGAAAACCTTATAAAACACTTCCTGAAAGACAGACAGTAAGGGTATATGATAGAGTGCCTGTTAGGGCCTTAGCCCAAGAGGTATCTGGAAACAGGGTAATATATGGTAATTTTCAAAGTCAACATACTCCGCCTGCTTCGATAGACTATAATGTGGGTGCTAATGCAAAAAGTACAACATCCTTTGAAACATGGGCAGAATATCCTAATCATACATTAAAACAAAATAGAAATTATCAAGTTGGTTTTATTTTAGCTGATAAATTTGGAAGACAATCATCAGTAATTTTGTCTTCAGTAGATGATGGCAGAAGTTTAGGTGGAACATTTTTTGGTGGTTCAACTTTTTATCACCCATATAGATCAAGTACACAAAACTTGAAAGAATGGTGGGGTGATGCATTAAAAGTTGTAATTAATAGTTCTATTACGAGTGTTAAAAATCTTAATACAGGTGTGCCTGGTTTATATGCTGACGCTATATCAAATGGTTTTAACACAACAGGTGTTGCTACAACAATAAATAATAACACTTATACTTTTACTTTAAATGGTGGTGATACTAGCGGTATACCTGTAACTAACTCATATTTAAGAGGTGAATATACTGATTTTGTAAAAGTAACAAATGTTACTGGTGGACCAGCTTATACTGTTACCACAGATGGTGAAATAAACAATGAGTTATATTTATCAAACTTAAATAATCCAGATATAAAGTTTGCATATAATCTTAACAATCCTTTAGGTTGGTATTCCTATAAAATAGTTGTTAAACAACAAGAACAAGATTATTATAACTGTTATTTTCCAGGATTTTTAGATGGCTATCCTGGTCAAAGTAGTGTAACATTCCCTACTAATGAAGATGGTAAAACAGGACATGTTGTATTATTAAATGATAATATTAATAAAGTTCCTCGAGACTTATCAGAAGTAGGGCCAGAGCAAAAACAATTTAGGAGCTCAGTAAGATTATATGGTAGAGTAAATAATACAGTTGCAGATAATGTACAGTTTTTCCCTGTAAATGTTAGTGGTACTCAAGTATTGCCTTTAGCTATGACTGCAGATACTATAGCTGACGCTGATGATTTAAAAATGGCAACAAGTGAAATAACTACGCCTACTAATTTTTATCAATTAGATACAAATCCTTTAATAGCTAGATTAGCAACATTAAACTCAGGAACTACTACAATAGGAATAACAGACGCTACAATGGTTCCACAACTATCTGTAGCTGAAACTGAACCTACAGAATCAGCATTACAGTTATTTTATGAAACATCTACAACAGGCTTAATAGCAGATTTAAATGCAGATGTAGAGACTGGTTTTGATGGTGTTGCTGGGTTATCAGCTTTATCATATTCACAAAATGAGAATATGGCTGCCAGTACAGATTTAACTGGTGTATTTCACCCGCAAAATAATCAAGGCAGTAATTTTGCTAATACAGATATTTCGAGTGTAAACATGGTTGTTAAAGATGGTACTGATGCAACTAGAACAGCAGAGTTTAATTTAATAACTTCAGGAACAGGATATAAATTACAAACAGCAAATAATCAATTTGTTTTTAGAGATGATAGTTCTACAAAAGATGTATATACTTTTTCATTTACATTTACAACAAATGCTGGTGATACTAGTACTGTAACAGCTGCAGGATCTTTAGGTAATATTGCTCCTGAGTTTACTGCTGGTGGAAGTTTACCAGATGTAACAGTCGCTGTAGATGCCGGAAATTCTGTAAATAGTCCAATAGTTACAAGAGATGGTAATAATGGCTCTAATAGTAATAATGCGGATGATTTGTTATATAGTATAACTGCTGGTAATACTAATAATTATTTTAGTATAGAATCTACAACAGGTAAAATTTGGAAATCTAGTAATACTCCTATTGGAGTTTACACTTTAACGTTAAAAATAGATGATGCAGTTCTTAATGGTGTTCCACAAACAGGTAGTTTAAATGTAACTAAAACTCAAGAAATAACTGTTGGGGCAACAGCTGTTAATGCTGGCATAAAATCAACATGTAGAAATGTTGGAAGTGCCGGGAATGCCGCTACAAATCAATTATCAGCACCTATAAATGGTTCTGCGGTTACTGGTGTTTGGTATCTTAGTGACAGTACTTTAGCTTCTAATGATTTACCAATAACGCCAACGGCTGCTCAAGCAGGGTTTTCACAAGGTGGAGGATTTAAAATAGGTAGTGCATTATCACAAGGAACAGTAGTGTTCCAATGTATCATCCAGCAGGCTTTTACGAGTAATGGTGGAGATGCTTTCTTTACTAATACAGAAGGTGGTGTAACTTGGAAAGTTTATTATAGAGACCCAAATGGAGCTAATACTTGGAATCAAATCGCGGATATAAATAACTTTGATCAAAATCCGGTAGCTGCTACAGGTATTCTTACTAATAATACATTAGATGCGGCAGACGCAGTTGGTAAACAAGCTTCTGTAGCTTTTGCTTTTGATGAAGTGGGTGAATATGCTGTATGTGCTACGGAATTAGTAACTAATCAAGCCCAAGTTAATGCAGATGCTATTTGTGCATGGGTAAACTCTAATGATTTATATTACAGTGATTGTGTAATTGAAAACGCAGTTAATGTCCCGGATAGTGGAACACCTAAGGCTTATAAATATGATGTATCAGCTACTCAAACATCTTATGGATGTGTTGCGACAACTTCTACACATTATTATGCACCAATACCTTATGCTCAATATGTAGATTTATTTTATAGTAATGTTGGTTTAACAACACCTGTAGAGCCTGCTTCTAGCGAGTTTAGAACATTTAATACGGATACTGCAACAAGTGAGCCTTTTGATCATATTAAAGTATCAGCTAAGTTTGGTACAGATGGAATAAAAATAGCTCCAACTATAAGTGAAAAAGTTTGTAATTCAGGTGCATATGCAGTTGCTTGTCAAGGTGGATTTAGTACTTGTGCACAACCAATGCCAGGTGCAACCGGCTGGGTGTAATAATGATAAAAAATAAGTAATAATAAAAGAATATGGCTGCTACATTAGAATTAAAATATTTTAACTCATATTGGTTGAAGAAATTATCTAATGTTGTGGATGCAAATCCGCAACCTACGGCACCTTATGCAAATGTACCACAAGCATATAATAATGATAATACTAATGACTGGTATATTGAAGAGGCTAGGATTAGGGGCGGTTATAATAATACTATTACTGATTTAGGTGTAAAAGCACATATTGTTGAAGATAATCCTAATAATCAAAATAGATTTAATACAATGATTTATTCAGGTGTATTTAACTCTAGAACAGGCATAAACCAAACAAATGAATTTTCAGTAGGTGAAGATATAACAAGATCAGTAGATCCTGCAAAAGGATCGATACAAAAGTTATATGCAGAAGATACAAATTTAATTATTTTCCAAGAAGACAAAATTAATAGAGCTTTAATAGACAAAGATGCTATATACTCTGCAGAAGGTAATCCAGCAGTTACATCTTCTAATGTTGTCATAGGTCAAATAGTTCCTTATCAAGGAGAATACGGTATATCAACCGACCCTACAAGTTTTGCTATATATGGTTATAGAAAATACTTTACGGATAGAAAAAGAGGTTGTGTACTTAGATTATCAAGCGCTGGAGAAATTATAGAAGTATCTGGTTATGGTATGCATGATTTCTTTAGAGATAACTTAACATCTACGGCTGTTACTAAAGTTGTAGGTGGATGGGATATGCACACTAAAAACTATATTCTATCTATACAAACAGCATCAAGTTATAATACTTTATCGTTTGATGAAAGTGTACAAGGTTGGACTAGTAGATTAACATATAAACCATCTTGGATATTTAGTTTATCATCTACGTTTTTTACAACTAATACAGGTAAATTATATCAACATTATGGATCTGCACCTTACTGTAGTTTTTATGGAACAGTTTCAGATTCAACAGTAACGGTAGTTTTAAATGCTAAACCATCAACGGTTAAAGTATTTCAAACAATAAATTATGAAGGTAGTGGAGATTGGACAGTAAGTTCTCTTGACGCCAGCTCAGGTGATGTGGCTTTGGTTCCAGTTTCTAAATATATACTACCAACATCATTAACAGATTTTTCTAATGAACTATTTACTAATAGTTTTAAAAGAAAAGAAAATAAATATTTTGCAAATATACTTAATAACTCTTCTGCTACAGCAGGAGAAGTAATATTTGGAAACAATATGACTGGTATTAAAGGATTCTTTAGTACAGTTAAGTTTAGTTTAAGTAACGCAGCAAATGAAAGAAAAGAATTATTTGCAGTATCTAGTGATACTGTAGAGTCATCATATTAATAAATAAATTATGGGATTATTTAGTGGTTTAGGAAATTTGTTTGGTAGTTTTGCACAAAAAGCTGGAGCAAAAAGAGCTCAAAGAAGAGCTGCTTCTGATAGAAGAAAAGCAACAGCTGAATTAAAAGCTTTAGAAAACAGCCGTCAAGCAATTATAAATCCTTATGAAAATACAAAAGACCTTAGCTCTTTAGCTAAAGATTTATCAGGTAAATTATCAAATCCATTTGCTAGTTTAGGCGTTGCAACTGCAGCTGCTGATATGCAAGCAGAGCAAACAGATATTGCTTTAGCAAATACATTAGATACATTAAGAGCTACAGGCGCAAGTGCAGGTGGTGCAACCGCTTTAGCACAAGCTGCTTTACAAAGTAAAAAAGGTGTAGCTGCAAGTATAGAACAACAAGAAGCTCAAAATGAAAAGCTTAGAGCACAAGGGCAACAACAATTAGAAAGATTACAACTTCAAGAAGGTCAACGTATACAAGGTGTACAATTGGCCGAAGGTAGAAGAGTACAAACTGCTGATGCTGCTGGTCGAGCATTTATGTTCAATGCCAAGGAAAGAAGAGAATCAGATAAAATAAATTATGTAAGAGGTCAAAAAGATATGGCAAAAAGGAGAGAACTTGGCGCTGCTCAAGCTAAATCTAATGCAATTGCGAACACATGGAGTGCCGTAGGCGAAATGGGTGATAGTTTAACAGGTGGAGGGGCCTTTGATTTGACTAAATAAAATTTAAAACATGGGATTAAAAGAAAAACTTTTAGAAAACAAACGCCTTAACGAAGAGACTCAACAAAAGGTTGCACAACAACATTCACAAGCTAGTTATGAACTAGGTTATAATGAAAGTGAAGATAAAGATGTTGACTATGCTAAATTATATGATCCATTTATTAAAGTATATGCTGATATACAATTAAATTTACAAAATAACACAAGCGAAAATCCTGCTTTTGATCGTCAATATGCTGAAAGCATAGTTAAAAGTGTTTCAGTAATACAAAGTGCATTAGAAAATATTTTATCAAATGTAGAAATATGGACACCTGCAGTTCAAAAAGCTGGTATGATGGGCGGTGTAGATCTTATGGGCACACCACAAAGTAGATATAGAGCTATGAATATATTTGCAGATGATTTAAAAGGCGTTATAGATATTGTAGCCGACAATGGTGATATAAATAGATTAGCTTATGATTTATATGATGATATGGGTTATGTTGAAAGGATTTATTTAAATAAATTAAATAAGCTTTCCGAATCACAAGACATGTTTATATCTATACCAGACACCGGTCAAGAAAATATGGATTTTAAATTATTAAGTTCAGAAATATTTGAACAAGAGAAAGTAGGTGAAAATCCTGTACTAACTGGTGGTGTTACAGAAAGTTATAGAAAAACAGATAAAAATGGAGAACTCGTAATTGAAGAAGAAAAATTAAGTAATGGAGATGTTCAACAGTTCTACGTAATAGATAAAGAAGCTATCGGAAATAGCATGCAGTTTAATACTGAAATGGATAAGATATCTGCTGGATTATTAGGAAGCTATGAAGGCTTTGATGAAGTAGTTGCTTTTAATAATAATATATTAGCAACAGTTACAGATCATTATTTAAAACCAGCAAAAGCTTTAAATAAACAACAAGAAAAAAGATTTCAAGAAGATTATAAAAAGTGGTTTTTAGAAAAAGAAATAGGTAAACGATTCCCTATGGATGAACCACAACCTCCTCAACCAGAAGAACAACCAGCTGAAGCAAGTCCAGAAATACAAGAAGAAGCAGCTGCAACTTTAATGCAATAATAATTTATGTCAGACTTTAATTTTCAAACTCCCTGTGAAGACCAAAATCTTACATCAGAAGAGTTAAAAAAATGTCAGCAAGAATATAAAAAATATCTAGCTAGAGAAAAAGCAGAAAAACGTTTTAGATTACAGCTTAAAAACACTGGGGGAAATAGATCTAAAAGCGCAGAATATGCGTTTAAAAAAAGACAAGAAGAAATTGATACTGATGGCGATGGAAATATAACTGCAGAGGAAACATCTAATTTTTATGATAGTCAAACAGGTGGTACAGCTTTAGTAGACGGATATCTTAATATTAAAAATATATACAACAGCGGTGAAAAAGATAATGATATAAGCAAAGGTATTTATGGAGATATAGAAAAAATATATAAATCAAGACAAAAAAATAGACCTTTTAAAGAAGATATAAATATACAGCAAAGGAAGAATAAATATGAAAATTTTGCTGAAGCATTAACGGATGATTTTTTAGAAATATGGAAACAGCAAGAAGGATATGAAGATAGGTACGCTTATAAAACATTAGGTTTAGGTAATGAATCAAGAGAAAAAAGTGGTTATAATAAAGCTTTAAAAATATGGCAAGAACAACAACAGCAAGTTTCCAATAATGAAATAGCTTCTATATATGGTGAAGAAGTACTACAAAATTTTCTAAAAGGTTCTTATACTACTGGAGAATTTGGCTCTATGAAAACTGTTAAAGGTTTAGATATAAGCTTATTAGACCAAAAAAAAATAGATGCCAAAAGAAATGAATTAATATTAGAGGAAACTAAATTATTATTAGACCCAACCGGAGAAAGAGATTTAGACCCAGTATTGATGCCGGCTTTGGAAAAATATTTATATACTGATAAAGATAGGAATAAAGATGGCTTACTTCCTAATGAAGCTATTGTAAAACACAATACAGAGGAAAGGTTAAGATTTATGGAGCTTGGATGTGGCGGATCTAGTCTTGCTGATTCAATACCATTAGGAAAAGAAATAACTTTAAATTGTAGAGGCAAGGAGCATACTTTTAAATTAAAAGAATTTCAATCAAAAGAAGAAATTTATGAAACATTCCAAGAAGGACAACAGCAACTAAAAGAAAGATCTGAAGCTTTAAGTAAAGAAATTACTAAAGCTCAATCAGATGCTGCCCCGCTTTTAAAAACAGTAAATGATTTAAAAACTAAATTAGAAAACTATGGAGAAATAACTCCCCTTACTTCTCCAAGAACTAGATGGGCTTATCAACAAGATGTTAAAGATTATCAAAACGCAATTGAAGCTTATAATGGTAGTGAAGCTGGTAAAGAATTAGAGCGTTTAGCTGGGCGAACAAATTTATTAAATGCTGAATATGATGCATTAGAAGCTGAAGGTGTAAAGCTAGATGATTATGGTATTTTATTAGAAGCGGGAAGTTTAAATTATAACTTGCTTGATAAAACTTTTGCAACGTTAAATGCTCAGTTTGTAGCGCCCGTGCAAGCATTAGTAGGGAGTATAGATAATGCCTTAGGTAAGTTATTTGATAAAGACTATAGTGACGCTAATTTAAAAAGCTCTATGAATTATTATAAAATGGCTCAAGAAGACATGGCTAATTTTGCAACATTTGGTAGTGATCATTTTGGATTAGATGGTTTTGGGTTTGGAAGATACTTATTAAATTTAGCAGCTGACAATAGTTTTAGTATTGGAGCTACTTTATTGCCAGGAGGTTTTATTGGTGGTTTAGGCGGCAGGCTTTTAGCTAGAAATTTAACAGGCGCTGCACAAAAAGCTGCTTTCGCAACAGCTAATAAAATGGCACAAAGTGCAACTATGGCTACATTTTTTGTTAGTGGATCTGGAGATCAATGGGGTAAACTAACCTTAGCTAGCATGCAAGCAGATGAAAAACTAGCCGAAATCAATAAAGACTTGCTTAATGAAGAGCTTACACCTGAAATGAAAGAGCAATTAATGAGTGATAAGCAGTTTTATGAAAGTCAGAAAAACTTAAAATATGGTGGAGCGCAAAGAGCATTTGCTGCTATACTATATGGCGGTATGGACATGATTGGGGAAAGATTAGGATCATTAAGAGTTATAAGTAATTTACAAAAAGTAGGTAGTTCATATGCTAGACAAGGTATACTTAAGTCTTGGAGAAAAAGCCAGATAGAGGGTATTAAAGCTACATTAACATCAGGTTATAGATTTGGGGCTGGTATAGGATCAGAATTGTTAGAAGAATCTTTTGTAAATCTTGGTACAGCTTTTGTTGATAGAAATATACTAGGTATTGATACAGGTTATTTAGACGGCTTTTCTACAGACTTTGCATTAAATACAGCATTTACTAGTATAGCATTACAAAGTCCTTATATGGCAAATAATGTTATGAGTGGCGTTAGATACGAATTAATGTCTAATGCTGATAGAAAAGCTATGAGAAAAATCCATGGTGACTTAATGAGTATAACTACAAAACTTGAAAATGGTAAGTTAGATGGTAGTTTATCTAGTGCAGAAATAAAAGAATTACAAGACCAAAAACAAGATTTATTTGAGCAAGCTACGGTTTCAGATTTTTTAAGTATGAACTCTTGGACCAAACTTGATCAAAAGTCTAGAAACCAATTAATTGAAATAGGTAGTGAATTAAGAGCTGCTGAAAAAGATTTATATTCTTTAACTAGTGATCCACAATTTGGTCAAGAAGGATTTTTAGAAGAAGTTACAGCTGCAGAAAAAAGGGTAGAAAAAATTGATGCAAAAAAAGCTGAACTATTAAAATCTAAAAAATTATCAGAATATAATCAAGCAGAAGCAGATTTTTTAAAGGCTAACCCGGATGCACAATTAGCTAATAGCACGGTAGCTAAAGCAAGAGTTCAAGTATATGAAGCAGCATTAGATATAGCGGGTTTTCAATATGACGGAACAACAGATGTTTTAACAGATCCTGAATCTGTTGAAGCATTTATAGAGCAAAACAAAGATAGATTAAGTGATAAAGATATTGAAGGTATTAGAAATGAATCTGCATTTGTAGACCCTGCTACCGGTAATTTAGTAGTTAATCAACAAAATATTTATGAGTCTATAATGACGGGAACCACGTCACAAGCTTTAACAGCCGCTATTGCGCCGTTACATGAATTAATGCATGCTCAAATAAAAGCAACTAAATTATTCGATGCAAAAAATAGTCCTGAGCTACAAGAAAATATAAATACAGCCACAATAGGTTTAACCGATGTTCTAAAGTCTAAAATGGAGGACGGTTCATTAGATTCTAAAAGAGGACAAGAATTATTAGATAGAATAGATCAATATGATAAATCTAATATAGAAGAAGTTATGACAGTATTTAGTGAAGCTCTTTTATTAGGTGATATAAAAGGAGCTGATATGAATGCAATGTACGGTTTAAAAAATATGTTAAATTCAGTATGGGGACAATTTAATCCTACTGCTTCTAATGTTTTAAACCCTTTTAAAACTACAAATGATATATATTCTTTTGTAACTGACTTTGCTCAAAAAACAGCAAATATACAAAGTGATAAAGTCCAACAAGTCTACACAATGGACTCTACTGGAAGAACTAAGTATGAATCAGGTTTAGTATTTTCAAAAGGAGACGCCCAAGAACAAGGTCAAAAGGTTATACCTCCTCAATATGATATAGATAGAATTGAAACAAATCTTGAATTAAATAAAGAAGTTGGTAATGTTTTTGTAAGAGAAAATAATAGAAAAGATTTAGAGGCAGAATTAGCAAGAGCTAAAGAGGTACAAAGAATGATTGACGAACGTAGCCCTGATGAGTTAAGACAAGAACTTGAACTTGCAAAAGATATTGGTAATGTTTTTTCAAGAAAAAGAGTAACAGATGATATAAAGTATGCTTTAGAAGCTATAACACTTGATAGAAGAGGTCCAGATATAGATCCATTAACAGGTGACCCAAAACCTACTCAAGCGCCAAAAGGAATTGCTTTTTCTATAAATCCAACAAAAATTGCAGAAAATTTAGCTGGAAAAGGTTTAGAAGTATCTGAAAAGCAAATAAATGATATGGTAGGTAAAATTGCATCAAGAGCAACTACTAAATTTTGGTCTAGAATGAGCGCGTCTAATCAAAATATTGTACCTAGAAAATTATATAAAGACAGTGCTAAAAATTTATTACTTGAAATAGCAAATAATTATAGAAGAGAAGTATCTAAAAACACAGGTAAACAAGTTACCTTTGATGCATACATGGCCAACACTGGTATGCAAAGATTAAACAGTCTTGCTGCAGATTTAGGCGCTAAACAAAAAGACGATAAAAGCTTAAGCGATGAAGCAACATTAAGAAAAGCAGAGCAAAAGCAACAAACAACTGAAGAAACAACTGTTGCAAAACCTGGAGTTACACCTACTACTGAAATATTTGACGTAATAAAAAGTATAAATCCAGATATTAATGTTAAAGATTTTGAAAAGAAATTTACTGAAGCAGCTTTAGCTAATGCTAAAAAACAAGGTTTAAATATATCAGATCCTAATTTAACACCAAAACAGAGAGCTAAAATAACACCTTATGATGTATTAGCTGAAGCATTGGGTATTGATCCAAAAAAGATATCTAATCCTGCACAAAATTTAAATCAAGATGCTAAAAAAGTACAAAGGTTTTTATTTAAAGCTAGTCAGTTAATTAAAACAGCTGTATTAAGTAAAGCATATACAGACGTACAAACGGTAGCATCAAAAGTAAAAGGTGGTAAACCTGTAAAGGTTGGTGGTACAACACTTGGTTATGGTAAAGATTTATTAAATGAATTTTTTAATGAACCAAAAAGATTAGGAAGTGGAAAATATGTAAGGTCTCCTAAACAATGGAGTAAAGCTAGATATGAACAAGCTATAGGTATTAAAGACGGCAAAATAGACCCTAATTATGTTGCTAGAAAAGAACAAGAGCAAATGATGAAAGCTATGCTAAAAGCATTAGCTGAGCAAATGGCTTTAAGAGCTACAAGTAGAGTTTTAGATACAAAAGCTCCAACTAAAGAAATTACTCTTACTCAAGCCCAGCTAGACTCTATGAAAAGCCCATTGTTATTTAGCAAAGCTCCATCAAATATAAAAACTAAAATACCTAAGTTTAAAAAAGATGCTAATGGTAAAAAACAATATAAAGAGTTTTTACAACAAAAATTATTTCCATTATTTCCAAAAAGTTTCTTTTTACAAGGAGGAGATAGCGCTTTACAATTTTTAGAAAGCAAATTCCAATATTTTAGTAAAAAAGAAATTGATGCTATAATAAAAGAACAAGGTAATAATTTTGGAAAACCTTTCCCTAAAGGTGTAAATCTTAAGTATATAAATAAAAGATATAACCAAATATTTCCAAAAGGTTGGGATTCAATGTTAGAAATGCACAATTCTGGTGATCTTAAAGCAATGAATGACAGCAACTCGAAATTGGGTAAGGTAATGTGGGGTAGAATTTATAAAGCAATAAGAACTGCTGTTGATGCAAATGATCAAAATTTTTTACAAGGCTTACAAAGCTATATGGCAGGAGTTGGAAGTATAGATAATCACCCTTTAAAAATGATAGCGCCTGTAGTAGGTGGAACGTTTGGTTATCAAAAAGGAAAGGAAAATGTAACATATGAGCATGCTAGACCTGCCACCGATACTTATAATGTATTAGTAAATGCCGCTATAGCTTATAAAAGCAAAACAAGTTTTGATAAAGTATATAATGAAATGATGAAAAATTATAAAGTTATAGCTTTATCTAAAGTAGATGCTGAAAAAGTTGATGCTGTTTATAAATTAAAAATGCCTGAAGGAGTAACAGAATGGTTTAGAAGATATGCCAATCCAAAAGTTGCTTTAGAAAATGGGGGTGTTGATGTAAACAATTTGTATTTATTTGATCAAGGCAAAGTATTTTCTGATGCTTTCAATATGGATGCCGCAGGTAAACCTTTAACTAAAGAAGGTAAAGTTGTTGCTAAAGCTGCTACAAAAAAATATAAAACATTAGACAATGGTTTAAAATTTTCATTAAGTCCAAAAGGCAAAAAAGCTATTGATAATTTAAAAAATAATCAACCTGAAGGTTTAAGTAAAGATTTTAATGATATAATAGAACAAAACAAAGGTATTAAATCTGAAGCAAGATTTTCAGAAATTGTTGCTAAGCGAAGAGGTAGAGGTAAAGGCAGGTTTAGATTTTTTATACCGCCTGGTGCAGAAGACTTTAAAGGATTATTATATAACTTTTTAGGTAAAGGTCGAAAAGGAGAACAACAATGGCAGTTTTTGGATAAAAATCTATTAAAACCTTATTGGCAAGCTATATCTCAAATAGAAAGAGCCAGAAGAGCCTTAAAAGGAGATTATTCAACATTATTGAAAGGTATGCCTGCGGCTAGAAAAAAATTAGGTACTAAAATACCTACAAAAGGTAAAACGGCATTTACATATGATCATGCTGTTAGAGCTTATTTAATGGATCAATCTGGTTATGATTTAGTAGCTGAGGCTGGTTTATCTAAAAGAGATGCTAAAATATTGGTTGATGCTATTGCTAAAGATCAAACAATGTTAGATTTTGCTCAAGGTTTACAAATGATAACCAAACAAGATGTATGGGTAAAACCTACTAGTGGATTTGATATACAAACAATACAATCAGACATACATCGATTTACATCTGGAGAAGGTAGAAAAAAGTTTTTAGATAATTCTGGCTTTATGCAAAATGTTGATCAAATATTTAGCACAGAAAATTTAAGAAAAATTGAAGCTGCATATGGAACTAATTTAAGAGAAGCACTAGAGGATACGATTTATCGTATGAAAAATGGAACAAATAGACAGTCTGGTACAAATAGATTAACAAATACATTTAATAATTGGATTAATAGATCTGTGGGGGCTATAATGTTCTTTAATAGAAAATCTGCTTTATTACAAACTATATCTTCTGTAAACTTTATAAATTGGAGTGATAATAATCCATTAAAAGCAGGTATAGCTTTTGCAAATCAAAAACAATATTGGAAAGATTTTGCTTTTATATTTAATTCACCTAAATTAAAAGAAAGAAGAGCAGGATTAAAAGGTGATATAAATGAAGCTGAAATTGCAGATGCTGCAAGAGGTGCTACTAATAAAGCTGAGGCTGTTTTATCATATTTATTAAAAATAGGTTTTACTCCTACTCAATTAGCAGATAGTTTTGCTATTGCTTCTGGTGGTGCAACTTTTTATAGAAATAGAATCAATACATATTTAAAACAAGGTATGAACCCACAAGCTGCAGAAAAAAAAGCTTGGCAAGATTTTTCAAGAATATCAGAAGAATCTCAGCAGTCTGCAGATCCAGCAATGATATCAGAACAACAAGCAAGCCCATTAGGTAGGTTTACATTAAACTTTCAAAATACTCCAATGCAGTATACAAGGTTAATGAAAAGAGCTGGACAAGATTTAATTAATAGAAGAAGAATACCAGGGTTAACTCAAGCACAAAGTGATGCAACATATATAAGTAAAATAATATATTATGGAGCTGTACAAAACTTTATATTTGCTGCTTTACAAAATGCATTATTTGCTGTTATACCAGGATTTGGAGGAGAAGATGATGAAGAAGAGTTGACTAAAGAACAAATGAAAAGAAAAAAAGAACTTAGGATAGCTAATAACATGATAGACACTATATTAAGAGGTACAGGGGTTTATGGAGCTATTGCTGCGACTATTAAAAATACAGCTATTAAGTTTTATGAAAACGAACAAAAAGATCCTTTTGCTAAAGATAACGCAGATATACTAATAGAAGCTGCTAATTTATCACCGGTAATAGGTTCTAAACTTAGAAAATTAAACAATGCTCTAAAAACTAGAGAATTTGAAAAAGATGTTATAGAAGAAAGAGGTTGGGAAATAACTAGAGATGGTAGATTAAATTTAAGCCCTTCATACAATGTTCTAGGCTCAACTGCAGAAGCATTATTAAATATACCTTTAGAAAGAACTATAGCTGAAATAGACGCTTTAGTTGAAATGACTGATCAAAGAAACTCATCACTGGAAAGAATAGCTTTAGCCCTAGGTTGGAGAACATGGGATATTGGCATACCAAATGAAGAAGAGGATCAAATAAAAGTTGAAGTTAAAGAAAGAAAAAAACAAGAAAGAAAAGATAAATTAAAAAGAGAAAAAGAAGAAAAGAAAAGATTAGAAGAAGAAAAAAGATTTGAAGGATTATCTAATAAAGAAATAAATAACTTAAAAAGAAGAGATCAAATAGAAGCCTTAACTAAGCAACAACAAATAGATAGTTTAATAAAATTAGGTGTAAGTAAAAAAGATATTAGAGCTTTACGCCTTGAATCAGATAGAATAGATAAAATAATAGAAATAAATACAAAATAATGAAATTATGGAAAATTGTCCTTTTTGCACTAATTGCTATTGCAAGTAGTTGCTCAATACAACCAAAACCAACGATACAAATTACTCATGTATTAGCTGTTACACAAGAAGGTGATACTTTAAAATTACCTATTGATGTTATAAGGCCAGTTAATTATAGAATTATAAATTATAGTTCTGGATATGGTTACGGCTGG